CAACGGGTGGAACCACCACACCAACCAGCCGTGAATCGATTTCAACAGACGACGTACTCGCCGCTGACGATGTTCGCAGGGTAGTTGCACAACTCCGTGGCGCAAACGTCGCAACGTTCGAAGGTTCGTACATGGGATTCATTCACCCAGACGTATCGTACGACTTCCGTTCAAGCACCGACGCATCGGCATGGCGTACCCCAGCAAACTACGTAAACCCAGAGGGTATCTACAACGGCGAAATCGGCAAGTTCGAATCCGTACGTTTCATCGAAACCCCACGCGCCAAGGTGTTCACGAACGCTTCGAACGGTACCAGCACAACTGGTTCAATCGATGCATACTGCACACACATCATGGGTCGTCAGGCTCTTGCTAAGGCGTTCAGCGTGCAGGATGGCAACGGTGCTGTACCGAAGATTGTCCGTGGCAACGTAACCGACATCCTCATGCGCTTGCAGCCATTGGGTTGGTACTGGTTGGGTGGCTATGGTCGCTTCCGCGAAGCATCACTCCGCCGTATCGAGTCAGCATCAAGCATTGGCTCCAACTAATAACTGATAACAGTTAAAGCAAAAGCCCCTCATTTCCCCTAGTACGGGAGGTGGGGGGCTTTCGTTTTGATACAATCACACAACATGCCCATTTTTGTTACACCACCAGAATCAAGTGTCCGTTTTTACGGTGCTAGACTGTTCGCCTTTTTACAACTAGGAATTCGCGGGAAAAACTTGTACTGGTTGAACAACGGAACTTACACCACCAACCAACCGTCAGAGATGGATACGGTGCGCCGCACATTCCTCGGTGGGCATGACAACTATGTGACAGACAGCGAAGCAGCAGCACTTATTGCGGCAGGTTACTCTGTGCTTCCTGGAACCTTTGAGTTAGACTCTGTATATTCTTCTAGTTTGGATTCTTCTGCGACGTTAGGTAACTAAATTTATGGCACAGTTCAAAAAGTTCACATCCGAAACCATTGAATCAGCAGAGTTCAATGATTATATTGCGTCGCAGGTTGTAGGCGTATTTGATTCTGCTTCTGCTCGTAACACATATTTTGGTGGCGGCGGGGCGTTCAGTGTTGCTGAGGGCATGGTCACGTATTTGAAGGATACTGGCGAGTTTCAGGTTTACAAGTCGACAGGGTGGACAACGATTGGTGCTACTGGTTCTACGGGTGCTACGGGGGCTACAGGCGCAACTGGTGCGACTGGTGCTACGGGTGCGACTGGTTCTGCTGGTGCGGCTGCTTCGATTACGTTGGGTGCGGTTACGACTGGTGAGCCTGGTTCTAGTGCTTCGGTAACAAACACTGGTTCTTCGTCTGCGGCTGTTTTCAATTTTGCTATTCCTCGCGGGTTGCAGGGTCCACAGGGTGCTGCTGGTGATAAGGGTGATACTGGTCTTACTGGTCCTGCTGGTACGGGGAATGTTTCGACGTATACGAATAATGTGTTTACTACTGAGCAGGTTATTGCTGCTGCGTCTGCAACGGATTTGTTGCGTATTACACAAACTGGTTCGGGTAATGCGCTGGTGGTTGAGGATTCGGCAAACCCTGACTCAACACCGTTTGTTGTCAATGCTGCTGGTTTGGTTGGTGTCGGTCTTGCCACTCCGTTAGCGGGCGTACATATCGCAGTTGGTGCTGACGCACTTTTTTCCGAACGAAGTGATGCCACCGCAAACCCGTCTAACATTACTTTTAGAAAATCACGCGGAACTACAACATCACCAACCGTTATCACATCTGGTGATATTCTTGGTAGAGTCCAGTTCAGAGGTTACGACGGTTCTGCATATACAAATGCTGCGTCAATCGCTGGAATATCCGAAGGAACTGTATCTTCAGGGATTGTTCCTGGATATTTGACTTTCAACACTAACTCTAGTGCTGGTGTTGCTACGGAGCGTATGCGTGTTGATTCCAGCGGAAACGTTGGTGTTGGTGTCACACCAACTGTGAGGTTGGAGGTTTTGGGTTCTTCAACAGTTGGAACACAAGGGAACGTTACAGCCGCTTTTGGTTCTTTGTCCACTGGTCGTTTGTTGGTTGGTTCTGTTACTGGAAATACACCGTTTATTGGTTCTGAAAGTACGAACCCTTTGGCGTTTACCACTAACGGTGTTGAACGTATGCGTATTGACTCTGCTGGTCAGGTCGGTATCGGTGTAACACCTGCCGCAGGTAGAAACCTCACTATCTCAAAAACAATAACTGGCTCAACAACATCAATAGCAGTTCTTTCCAGCGGGGCAGTCCAGTCTGATGTGACTAGCGAAGTTGCTTCGTTTAGGTCAAATGTGACCACCGCTGCTGCTTCGTTTACTCTTGCCACATTGTCCCATTATCAGGTGGTTCCTTCGGCTACTGCTGGTGCTGGTTCAACCATAACGACACAAATTGGTTTCAACGTTGCATCAACCATGACGAGTGCTACCAATAACTACGGTTTTTTTGGTGACATATCAGCAGCAACGGGTCGTTGGAACCTTTATATGAACGGTACAGCAGCCAACTATATGGCTGGTCGTTTGGGTGTTGGTGCAACGCTGACCAGCGGTGCGATGGCACAGGTCACGAACACGACAGCAGCCGATAAGGCGTTTGTGGTTAAAGGTGCAGCCAGCCAAACAGGGAACTTCTTTGAAATCCAAAACTCTGCTGGAACATCACAAATGTCGTTTGACTCAAACGGTCTTATTGCTGGCGCTGGGACATCCCTTGGCGCATGGACCGCATACACCCCGACACTTAGCGGTACAGGTTGGGCATTGGGTGACGGAACCCTCACTGGCAATTACTGTCAAATAGGAAAAACTGTTCACTTCCGTTTTTTTCTTACTTTTGGCTCAACCAGCACTTTTGGTGCTTCGGCAGATTTGTTGATTACGCTTCCTTCGGCGATGACAGCCAACGCACAGTCTATTGCTAATTTCAAAACAGCGTTCCGTGATGCTAGTGCGTCCCAAGTCTATGAAGGAGCGACAGTTGCGGGGAGTTCAACGGCTGTTGTTCCCATGCAGATTGGGACCATAGGGGCTTTAACAGCAGTTCGGTCCACGGTACCGTTTACCTGGGCAACTTCGGACTACATTCGTGTCCACGGGACATACGAAACCTCGTAACGGAGTATAAGATACAAGAACTCTGAGGGCAGGACAATCGCCCTTCGGATAGCATAAACCAACCAACCAAAAAGGAATAATCATGGCAATCGACTACACCGCACTACTCACCGTAGAGCAAAAACAAAACATCCTCAACCAACGCATCTCACAGTTTGCGTCAGAAGCATGGCAACATGAACTGAACAAACAAACCTGTGAACAGTTGAACGACGAAGCAGGCGTAACCTCAGCAAACAACGCTCTCACCACACTTGAAGCAGCAATCAACGTTCACCAAAATGAACTTGCTTCGCTGGAAGCGTAAACCACGCAAAGGTGCTTGCGACTGGCTAATCAACTATCTGTTTGAAAAATGATTAAACATCAAGAAACCCATCCATCGTTGGATGTTGAGGGGTGCTTTGCTTGCCGTGTATCTGGTATTCGCATGGGAACCAACACAACTACCAGTCGAGGGGCTAGGGTAGCGGAAGTTAATCAAACTGAACGCAACTGGAATAAAGATATGCCAGCATACAAACGTCTTCGCGCCGATGGCTTGCAACCTAAGAAGATTGATGGTGCTGCCGAGGTTGAAAAGAAAGCACAGGAATCATGGCAAGTGGAGACAGGGATTCTGCCAACTATCTAAACCTTGTTGGCGTCAACCTTGAACATGTTGGCTACGGCAAAATGGTTGTCGGACTTAAGACAGCATTAGCCCAAAAGGTCACACTTGTTGAAGACGCAGAGCATGTGGTCTTTGCCCTTCGCCCCAACCTCATTAAAGGCTGGCATCGCGCACAGAAACCCACCCTCCTTACCATGTGGGAAACGAACTGGCTACCCCCAGAGTTCGCTGACTACCTGCACAATTTCGAAAAGGTTATCGTGCCAAGCCTGCACAACTTTGACCTATTCTCCCAACACCACGACAACGTGCATGTCATCCCCCTTGGGGTGAACCGCAACATATGGTGTCCAAAGGATGTTGAGCGCACCGACACATACAAGATATTGTGTGGCGGGTCAGAGTGGTATCGCAAAGGCTTAGACGTAGTACTGGATACATTCAATAAGTTAGGGTTGCCTAACACCGAACTGCATATCAAGATTGTTCCCCCATACCTGTTCAAACCCAAAGACCTCAACTACCCGAACGTGGTAGTGCATGACCATTGGATGACCGAAGAAGAAGAAGCCAACCTTGTCTGTTCAATGGACTGCTTCATCTCTGTATCCCGCGGCGAAGGGTTTGGGTTGATGCCACTTCAAGCAATCTCAGCAGGCGTACCCACCATCCTGTCTGATGCTCACGGACACAGGGAGTTCTCTGACCTTGCCACCCATCGCATCCCTACCACTTCAGTACCCACCGCTAAAGGTGTATGGCAGAACATGGGTGACTGGGATGAACCTGACGCTGACGCACTAGCCGAAGCCATCATCGACATCGGCAAGAACCGTGAATGCTACCGCCAGAAAGCAGAAACCTATGCTGGGGAAACCGCTGCGTTTAATTGGGACACAGCCGCCAAGCAACTCCTGCAAATAGTGAAACCATCTAACACCCGTGTGGTATCTGATTGGCTACCCTTGGAACCGCTATGCCAAGTGCAGGTGAACCGTAAAATCAAAGCCACCATTGGCACACACAACATTGACCTAGCACCAGGAAAAACTTATGATGTAGTGTTAAACGTACGGAACGTACTGCGAAGCGCAGGATACCTAGTGGAGAAACAATGAAGAAGAAAGCATTTTGGGAAACAAAAAACCCCAACAAGAAATCCACCCCATTGACGCCATCCCAGAAGGCTGCTGCCAAGGCTCGTGCCAAAAAAGCAGGACGCCCGTACCCAAACCTGGTTGATAACGCTGCGGTAAAGAAGAAGAAATGATTGAGTACAGGGGCGAGAAGTTCGCTGGCTACAACAAACCAAAGCGCACACCCAAAGCCAACAAATCCCATGCGGTATTAGCCAAGACTGGCGACAAGGTCAAACTTATCAGGTTCGGTCAGCAGGGTGTCCAGGGTTCCCCTGATGGGTCCGCTAGGAACAAAGCCTTCAAAGCACGCCACGCCAAGAACATCGCTAAAGGCAAGATGTCTGCCGCATACTGGGCAGATAAAGTTAAATGGTAACATCTAAGAGTCGACAGGAGACATTATGCCAATGGTAGGAAAAAAAGAATTCAGTTACGGCAAAGCAGGAATGGCAGCCGCAGCAAAGGAAGCCAAGAAAACTGGCAAGCCAATGAAGATGAAGGAAAAGGCAAAGCCTAAGAAAAAGAAGTAAATGACAACAGCCGCAACCGTCATCGACAGGACGTTGCGACAACTGCTATCGGGGACGGTTGAAGCACGCAACAAACTGGCATCAACCATAGATGCAAATGCCACAACCGTGGTTGCCTCCTACCCGCTGGAAGGTTTGCGTACTGGACAAATTCTGGAAATCGATTCAGAACTCATGTACATCTGGACCGCTGACACAGGAACAAAAAGCCTTGTAGTTGAACGTGGCTACAACGGCACCACAGCAGCAGCACACACCGCTAACGCCCTCATCAAAGTCAACCCACGTTTCCCACGCGCACAAGTATTGGAATCGGTAAACGATGAGATAGCAGACCTGTCATCCCCGATGCACGGTTTGTTCCAAGTAAAAACTTTAGACATCGATTACAACGGTTCAGATACCATGATTGACCTTGTTGGTGTTACCAGCATCATTGACATTCTCAATGTATCTGTGCGTTATTTGACAGACGATTACCCTGTTGCACGCAAAATACGCCTGGTGCGTGATGTCCCAACAGATGACTTCCCATCAGGCTTTGCGTTACGGTTCGACCAAGGGGTATTCCCAGGGCGCCTACGCATCGTCTACAAAGCAGCGTATGTGACCGCTTCAACCGAATCCTCTGACATAAACACAACTGGCGGGATTCAAGATACGGTCACAGATATTGTTGCGATTGGGGCGCAACTCCGATTGATGTCGCCACGTGAAATCAAACGCAACTTCACCGAATCACAAGGCGATTCACGCCGCGCAGAAGAAGTACCTTCAGGTGCGGTAGGTGGCTCAATCACGAACCTGCAACGTTTGCGACGTGACCGTATCCAAGCAGAAGCCGCCCGACTAATGAGGTCATACCCAACATTTTTATCTAAGGATTAAATGGTGGCAACGCTACTTAGATTTACAAACTCGTTTTATCCTTCGCCGCGGTTCTTTACAGGCACAGGAACAACCCAACTTGTTCCAGACATTTTCCCTATCGCCATCAACGGCAGACCATATCTTGTTGACGAAAAATCTGGGCAGTTCTCCCGCGGATTTGAACCACGAGTGCGTGACTCTGTTGACCAGTCAACCAGCCCAGGTGAAGCCGCTATCAACCCGCAAGGATTGTGGCGTAGAGGTGAAACTTCTTGGCATTACGGTGCAGGACAAAAATATGCTGACACCGCCGAGGCACAAGATTTCCGTTTTTATTCCAGTAAAGGTGTAAATCCTTGGACCAAGGGACAGTTAACACTACATCGTAAAACGAAACTGTCATTGTCATCTGCTGCAACATCTGCTCATGTTGTAGTGCAAGACGGGCGTATCTATGCGTCGCTTGGTGCAGATGTTAAATTCACTACCGACCCATATGCATCATCACCAACATGGACAGACTGCACGGGAGAACCAGGTGGCACATGCGCGGCAATGGCAACTGATGGTTCACGTATCTATCTTGCGTTCCCTAGCGATGGTGTTCGTGTTATTGACCCTGCAACTTCGGTATCAGTTATTTCATCCAGCAAGTTTGTTAACTCAACTGATAGTTACTACATGCTTGGGTTTGCGAAGAACTACATGTTCGGCGCATATGACCGTATCTTGCATACCATCGCATCGGGTGGTTCAAAGTCCGCGCACATCACCCCAGATGACACACAGTTCAGATGGGTCGGTGTAGCCACAGGTCAAAACGCCGTATATGCCGCAGGATACGCAGGCAAGAAATCACTCATCTACAAAATCACCATCAAAGCAGACGGAACACTGGACGCTGGCGTTGTCGCATTGGAACTACCAACAGGAGAAGTAGTTTCAGCCATCTCTGGTTATCTCGGATTTATCCTTATCGGCACAGACAAAGGCGTACGGTTCGCATCAACCGATAGCAATAGCAACCTTGTCGCAGGACAAATCATCCCAACATCAGGCGCAGTAAACAAATTCACCAGCGAAGGACGATTCAGTTACTTCACATGGACAAACTATGACGGTGTATCAGGCGGTTTAGGTCGTCTTGACCTTGGCACACTTACATCAGCCAACACCCCAGCATACGCAACCGACCTGATGTACGACTCAACCGCAACAGTCAACGGGCTTGTCACCTTCAACGACAAACGTTGCTTCTGGATTAGTGGTGTAGGAATTATTGCTGAAGACTCAGACAACCTTGTTGAGTCAGGTGAAATCATTACAGGCACCTATCGTTGGGGCATCCCTGACCGCAAGTTCGTAGCAAAGTTCGACATCCGTACCACACCATTGCTCGGTACAGTCACCCCATCCATCTCGCTTGACTCCGCCGCATACCTTGCGCTACCAGCGCATGCAAGCGCGGGAACCACCGAACACGTAGCAACAGGTCCACAAACCAAGTTCATTGAAGCAACATTCAAACTAGTGATGGACCGTGCCACCGCCACAACAGGACCAACCCTTACCCGTTGGATGGCACGAGCATATGCCAGCCCAGCCCGAAGCCAAGTATTCCGTGTCCCAATCCTTATGCACCACCATTTGCGGGTCAAAGACGTTGAATACTATTTCGATGTAGAAACCGAACTGAACTACCTACGCGACCTAGTAAACAACCCGCGGGTAATCAACTACCAAGAAAACAACGAGTCTTATTCGGTTATCGTTGAGGACCTACAGTTCAATATCATCGATGCGCTAGAATCCAATTGGGACCTTGAAGGAACCTGCGTCGTGACGATGCGTTCAGTACAAGATTAGGAGTATAAATGGCATACGCAACACGAAGGTCATACGCTGGTGCGGCTCCTGCTTGCACCCTGACCAACTCCATTACCAGTAGCGATACCACCGCAACCCTTACGGGCGACGTAACGAACTGGAACAACACCACTAACGGTTCGTTCTTTATGGTTATTGACCCAGGTCTTAGTACCGAAGAAAAGGTGTTGGTCGGTACACGCTCAGGCTCATCGCTGTCAAGCATCACTCGTGGTGTTGATGGGACTACCGCCGCCGCACACAATGCTGGCGCGACTTGTTACCCAGTTTTCACTGCCACCGATGCTGACCAAGCGAACAAGGTCGCTTCAACACTGACCACCAAGGGTGACATCTTGGTCACTACGGGTAGTGTTCTTGACCGTTTGGCTGTTGGCACTAACGACTATGCGTTGCTCGCTGACTCATCTGCCGCTAATGGTGTTGCTTGGAAACAAATCCCTGCGGCTGGTTTGGCTTCGGATGCTGTGACTACCGCAAAGATTCTGAACGCAAACGTGACGGCTGCGAAGTTGGCTTCGGATTCTGTTGAGACAGCCAAGATTCTTGATTTGAATGTGACTACAGGAAAGATTGCTGATAATGCTATCACTCAGGCGAAGATGGCTGACCGCGCTATCGGTTCGGCAGAACTTGACAACCTTACACTCAACGCTGTTACCGACACTTACACCCTTGTGCTGGCTGATGCTCACAAGTTGGTGACGCTCAATAAAAGCACTGGCTTCACTGTGACTATTCCACCTAACTCGTCTGTTGCTTTTGACATTGGCGACCAAGTGAACCTTATGCAGATTGGTTCAGGTCAGGTGACTGTTGCTGCTGGTTCTGGCGTGACATTGAACGCACAGGGTTCTAAGGTGAAACTGAATGGTCAGTGGGCTACCGCTACTGCCATCAAGATTGCAACTGATACTTGGGTTCTCGTCGGTAACACGGCGGCGTAACCATGCAAATTCTTGCTGGTGTAGGTAGCGCATCAGAACCTATCGCAACTTTCATGGTTGTTGGCGGTGGGGGTGGTGCGGCTGGTGGTTTTAACAACGGTTCAGTAGCATCAACCAGCCCAGGTGCTGGCGGTGGCGGTGTTGCTATCTCTAGCGACACGATTCTTACGCCAGGAAGTTACACGGTCACTGTTGGAGACGGCGGTATCGCTGGTAGTGGCGGTGGTGGTGAACCAAGCGGTGCAACTAATGGTTCAACATCGTCGGTTGTTTCTCCATCGTCAACAACTATTGCAACTGCTGGTGGAGGAACTAAATCAAGTATGGGTTATCCATCTGGTTCTGCTGGTTCGGGTGGTTCTGGTTCGACATCAAACGGTTCCAGTGGTTCAACGACTGACAATAACAGTTGGAACGGTGGGTATTCCACATCGTTTACTGGCACATCATTAACGTTTGGTCGCGGTGGAAACTCAAACGGTAGCAATCCTGGTGCATCAGGTGGAGCGAATACTGGTGACGGCGGTGTTGGCGGCGGCGGCGGAAACCCGTGGGGTGGTGGAGCAGGTGGAAAGGGCGTTGCATATTTGAAACTGTTGACAGCAGAAACATCTAGCATTACCGCAACTACTGGAAGCCCTACCACAAGTACAACTGGTTCTTATACGGTGTACAAGTGGACCTCATCAGGTTCATTCACAGTTGCGTAGCAAATGGCTAATACTGATACCCGCGGTACTGTTCGCGCTATTCGCTAAACCTGCTAAAGCAGATGTGCTTGGTGAGTGGGCATACAGCCAGTCTTGTGCTACATCTGGTTCAGTAGAGGTAATTGACAACACGATTATCTTGCATGGTCCCGACCAAGGTGGGTGTTCTGGTGCTGCTCATTGGGTGAAGATTGAGACCACAATCCCTGCCGATGTAGACACAATAGATTTTACTTGGGCATATCAAACCAATGATGGTTGGGTGTATGACCCACCACAGTACGGCATCAACGACGTATACACCTTGCTTACACAACAGAACAACGCAACAGGCGAACTGTCCGTACCCGTCAATGAGGGTGATGTGTTCACGTTCCGCCAGTATTCGATTGACACCTGTTGTGCTCCTGGGCATCTAACTATTAGTAACCTGTCGTTATGGGCATCTATAACCACATCCACGACATCAACGACAACGACGACTACTACTTCTACTGTCCCCGAAACGACTGTCCCTGTCACCAACCCGACTACTACGACAGTTCTAGAAACAACTACCACTTTTATGACATCGACAACAACCACGTCGTCAACAACGACGACAACCTCAACGACTGTTCCTCAAATCACAACTTCTGTGGAAAACTCAACTAGCACCACGTCGTCAACGACTACT